ACCTTCTCAGCCTGGCGGGTGCATCGGGCCTCAAGCCCATTAAAGCTCTTTGATCAGGTGTGTTTTGGTGGGCGGCTTTAGAAGCTGGTGGGCTTCCGTTCTCAGAGGACTTTTTAAATTCCTCAACCGTTCTGTTGATGAACCAGATTCTTTTCCATACAGGTAAGTTGTACGCATCAGAGTATGTGAAGCCCATATAGTACATGAGCCCCCATATCTGCTCCAGATAAACTTCTTTATCGTTCGGCGTCAGGCCAAAAAAACGAAGCCCCTAAGGGCAAATTTACCTCCGAGTGTTCATCACAGTGTGGGCATTCCATCCATGACTTCATTGAAATGCCAGGTTCATTGTCGTCGATGTGACGTCGAAGAGCAAGAGAATCTCTAGCAGGCATGTTCTTTATAAACATTCCAATCTTGTTTCTATCGGTTATCCCTTCAATTGAAACGATTGAATGAACAAGTCTTGATGTAACCAAACTGTCGGTTTTTTGACCTTGCTTCTTGCGGCGCTCTGCGATGGTCGCCATTTCGGTTTCGTCCTTACCGGTCAGGAACTTAAACTGAACTGTTTTTTGAGTAAGGGGCAACTTAAACTCGAAGAGGTTTGCTCCTTCGGCAACCGGAGAAATATTAAGTCGCTTAATCGGAAGATCTGTCAAGCTAAAGTCTTGTTTTGAAGATTCTCCACACTCAGGACAAGAAACTTGAGCATTATACTCTGATCCGTACCCCGTAACTCTAAGAGCTGTCATAACTGCGTTTCGGTCGCCGGCGATCATCGTGTCTACATCAACTGTCTTGTCAATCAAGCAAGACTTAATGAGCTCAGTGATAACAGTACCTTTTTTAATCAAAGCTCTAGAAGTAAGAATATCTTCTTCCTTTGCTGTCATTGCTTTGATCTCGATCATTTCCTGAGAGTACAAACCTGATTCTGGAGGATAGACCTTTCCAGCAGAAGGAAGCGGAACTGCTTCGGTTGGAACTTCGTAGCCGAAGTCGTCTTTCATGACGTTAGATGTTCTGAAGCCTGTTTGACTAGCTTGAGCAGCGCTAAAGACTTCATTGTTTTGACGTTGTTCGTTTGACACGTTTTTACCTCGCGATTTTTATATTACTAAGTTTAGTATCGATATTTTTGTTGTAAATGAAATTTGATCATCGAATATAAAATATTACGAGTTGATACTTTCTTACAGCTGAGGGCTAAAGGTTCAGCTCTGGTGTGATTTTCTAGAAAAGAAAGGTTTTCTTACATAGACTTCTAAAAAACAGCTCTAGAGACAAAACTAGAAGCTAAGAAGAAAATAAGAGCCCGGCAGAGCCGGGCTTGGAGGAAATTAGTACTGAAGTACGCAGTTATCGAATCGGATAGTCAAAGAGATTTCGGTTGGATCCGAAGCACCGTAGTCAAGATCCCCGAAAGATGCAGCGGTCAAGAAAGCGCCTTTGATGTCCCAAAGCTCAACAACAGTTCCAACAGGATCGAGAAGCTTAAGCTGGCAATCTCTCTTGTAGAAATCTGCATAACCACTACGACCACTTACTGACTCAAAGTGAGTTCGAACCCACTCCATAACCTGCTGTGCACCGGAAGGGGCGATAGGATCATAGAGAGAAACAGTCATTGTCTGGAACGTAGTTCTTCCTGTGACGTAGCGTGTGTGGTTAATGAACTGGATTGCTTGGTCGGTTGTTTGGATCTGTGGGCGGGCTGCGGTCTTCATTAAGAATGCATCAATGCCTTCTATGGCAAAAACCCATCGAAACTTGCGTTTCGGTTCAAACTTATTTGGAAGCATCTCTGCGACTGATAGTGTTTCTGCCATTACAAGCTCCTAACATCTCTCTCATTATAAATATACGTCACACCAAAAAATATTCTCATGTGAGTTAAATTCCTTCTACACCCGCATTTGTGACGACGAAGTCGAGAGAGATGAATTCGGCGGTTCGGGTTGGTTGGATAAAGATTTTACCTCTTACGATGTTGTTTTCAACATCAGCTTGAGATGTCGTAGAGGCATCGATAATAACCTTGAATCTATCAATACCTGCGTTCTGCTGTACATTCTGCAAGATTGGTCGAACTCGAGCACTAAGTCTTGCGAGTGTTGCTTCTCTATTTGGCTCGAACAAGATCTGATTTGCTGCTTGACGCACCGAGCGCCTAATGTCGATGAGAAGTCTTCTCACGTTCACTCTATCAAGTGCGGATGCAGCTTGTTGCAGAGTTCTTTGACCGAAGACCACCGGACCAGAATTCGGGAATGTCTGGATTGGGTTGATCTTAGCATTGTTCAGATCTTGAACGTTTTCTTCATTCAGCTTAGTCTTGACTTCGGATACACCGGCAAGTGCACCTCTGCTAAATCCTGCAGGTGCGAACCACGGGAACGCGACCCTGTCATTTGCAGAGAATGCCCCAAGAACAGCCACAGATGGCGGAACAACAACAGAAGTTGTCTGGGTTCTAAGGACCTTGGTTTGTGTATCCAATGATTTCTGGTCAACTTCCATTGTAACATCTGGGAAGTAAGCTGCTGCAAAGGATGAGTCAAGATTTCTACCGTTAAAGGCTGTGACTGTATTAGCAACGCTAATCTTATCTTTCTGGATTGAGGACGTAACGACAGTATTGACGTTATCTCTCTCTTCGATATCCATAAGGTAGAGAGCATCAAATCTGTCTTCAACCTTCAAGATTGCTTGATCAGTAATCACCTCTTGTCTAATACCTGGGATTGCAAGAAGCTGAATGTCTACATCAGACTTGTCAGCCATCACATCAAGTGCCTTGAAGTAAGCAGCTACAGTTGGACCATTTCTTTGTCCTCGATTTGAGTCATCCATCTCTCCCTTAGCTGCATCTTCTGTGAGATTTGCAGAGCTAGAATCGAAGATGTTTACGCCATCGAATCCACCCTGAATTGGGAAAGAGAACTTAGAAACGTTAGAAACCTTTTGATCACCAGTATCATCAACAGACCATGCTCGTGTCTTATCTGCTTCATTTGGAACGATGCTTCCTTGTCTAACATATCTCCACTCCTTGAGGCCTGTACTTGATGCATCTGCTTTATCGCCAGAACCTGTGAGAATCTGGACGTTCTCAAGAGTAAAGATGTTGTTATTGAATCTATCTGCGTCAAACACAATCCCTGCAGAATCTGGCTGACCTGCATTAGAACCTGTGATCACGTTCATATTAGCGCTGTTTAAGCCGTAAAAGTTCGGGAAGAACTTGGTGTGACTTAAAATTGTAGGCTCAGCTTGAGAATCCTCATTTGGCTTAGAAGTCGAAGACTTTCTCTGGAATTGAACGCCCCAGTAAAGGGAAGCCTTTGACTTAGCAGTTGCAGTTCCAGACGCCAACAACAGCGTTTCTCTAAATGGTACTGGAGGCTCAACCGTTGCCTTCAGTAGCTCAGATGCGTGTGTTTGAAGATCATTGTCTGGAACTGCTGTAAGTGGTGCAGAACCAGAAGTGATCAAGTGATCGAGACCTCTAAATCCTACTGGGAGGGCTGTTGCATCAATATCGCCATTTTCAACGTCAGAGTCAATCTCAACTCTAATCAAATTAGATCTGCTTGCGTACTTTCCTTCAACAACAACTTTTTGAAATCCTGTTTGCTGTTCAAAATCGTAGAAGACATTTCTATCACCAATGATTCTTCCGATGTATCTATCAGCACCTGGATCAAGAGACAGCCCACGGAAAGTCTCAAGAGGAATCTGTTTACTAGGCTCGTCTTGATCGAATAGATCTCTGACTACAAGATCGAATGTTCCGTAATCATTATTAGGATCAGAAGACTTTCTCACATTCTCAATTGAGATCTTAAACTTGGTATTCGCACCGGTAGGATCAGATGCTTTGGACTTGATAACTCCATCACCTTTTGCGTGAACCTTGAATAGATTCTTAGCAGAACCACCAAATTTCTGTGAGATTACAAATGGCGATCTGGAATGATCAAACCTTGTTGTAAATCCTTCATAGTTTGGAGCATCTCCTGACACTGTGTTTCTATTTAGAGCACCTGTTGTCAAGAAGACGCAGTCAGAAGAACCAATATATTGCTCATCTCTTTGCGCTTTCTTGTTTACGATATCTGGGCCTACTTGTGTAAGGCCAGATCCGGTAACGACAGCATATTGAGAGTAAACGTCATAGTGTGTGTAGAGGTAGTGTCCTCTCTCTTCAATTTTGGCTGGGTCTGTATTGAAAACAGTTGCGAAATATTCCTTTTCTTGCTCAGGATCGAGGGATGCTGTAATTACGTTAAGATCAGCATCTTTAAGACCTTTTACGAACATTGTAAAGTGAGGTGCGCCATTTTCAAAGTTAACTGTACCCGTGATGAAGCCTACGTTTGCCGAGGAATCATCAGAGGAAGCAAGAGTATTGGATACGCCGTTAGAGGAAGAAAGCGTCAGGGCTGTTCCTGAAGCGGCAAACAACACGCCTCTAAGAATTGGATGACCTCTCTCTTCACCGAGAGTTTGAAGTCCTGCATCTGAGAATATTGTCGATGTAGATGACTGGGACATGTACGCACCCAAGAAGTATACACGACCTGCACCTAAACCACCGGCGTTTGCAAATGGGTTATCACCTAAAAAGCCATCAGCTTGAGGCAATTGATTCCCTGCAACAAAACCACCATTTGTGACGGTATCATCACTGTTTCTCTGTTTGCCATCACCTGCACCAAGAACTCTAACGTATGTCAATGCATTAGCATTTCTCAGCCACTGTTGGGCTGCAACAGGTCCGAACAAGGACTTATCTTTAACTTTATCAATAACCCCAAAGATTGCTTCAAAATCCTGGAAGTTAGATATAGTAACTGGAACGAATGCGGGTCCTTGTTGAGCAGTCCCGATCACACCTGCTGGAATACCATCGATTCCTTGCGGTGTAGGTTGGGAGATGTCAATTTCTCTTGCGCGGACGCCTGGGATGTTTTCAGCCATTCTCAAAACTCCAATATCATTTCATAAATATCTATTCTTCGAAACTCACACCAGCATTTGTGATGATAAAGTCAAGCGATACAAATTCGATAGCTCTAGTAGGTACAAGAACGATTCTACCATTCAGTCTGTTTGACTCAATATCAGCCTGAGAATTGTTAGTGTTGTCCATGATCACTTTAAACTTCTCAATGCCGCTTTGAGCTTGTACTGTTGCTAGCAAAGGTGTTACTTGAGCAACGAATTTCTTTCTTAATGCAGGTGTGTTCTGCTCGAAGACAAAGTTGTTTGCAACAGCAACGACCTGGCGCTTGACTTCAAGCAACATTCTTCTAACGTTAACTCGATCAAGTGCCGACCTGGCTTGTTGCAGTGTTTTCTGCCCAAAGATCACGTATCCAGGTGTTCCGCCCGGTCCGATTCTTGGGAAGGTTGCAATTGGATTAATTCTTGCATCATACAAGGAATCCTTATCTGCTGCGTTTAGTTTCGCCTTAACTGCTTGAACGCTGGAAAGAGATCCACGATCAAATCCAGCTGGAGCAAACCACGGATAGCGCGTCTTATCTGTGACAGCAAGTGCACCAATCGCAGCAACAGAGGAAGGAACATCAACAATTTTATTGTTGGTGTTATCAGTGATCGAAACATCTGGGAAGTAAGAAGCTGCCGAACTGTTATCTACACCGCGCGCTTCAAACTTGGCGACAGTAGCTTGAACTTCAGGACGAACAGAAGAGTCATCGTACAGCCTGTTTCGATCCTTGTCGTAACTTGGTATATCCATCAAGTAGAGAGACATTCCATACTCGGTGTTCTTATCAAGAACAAAGTCTGTAACAAATGGTTCTCTAATTCCTGGAATAGCAACAATATTAACTCTTGTTGCTAAACTTAAATAAAAACTTAAACCCCTCTTTTATGAGGGGTGTAGTTAATTTTGTGAGTAATAGCGTGTCTAAAGACTATCCTGAGTCCACCGGGCGGGTTCTTAAAATATTACAGTAATCTTAGTTTTTCAGAAATCTTATGCTGCCGTTTTATCTGACTTTAAGGTAGGTCTAGGCAGCTTAATAATAAAATCAGTTGTGACACTATTATCTAAATAGAACTCTCCGCCATGTTTTTTAACTATAGAGCTTGAAATACTCAACCCTAGCCCTGTTCCGTGAGACCCTTCTTTAGTTGTAAAAAATGGGTCGAATATTTTCTCTTTAACTTCATCGGTTATTCCCAGACCACTATCAGCTACAGAAATATAAACAAAGTCATCATCCTGTCTTGTTTCAATTTTTATCCAACTATGAATCAGCTCACTATCTTGAAGCTCATCAAAGGCATTATTTAAAAGATTAAGTAGAACTTGAGATATCTCCACAGGTCTGGCCATAATAAAGACCTCCTCTTCTTCATCACAAACCTGATGAAGGTCAATCCCACTAGATTTAAACTTTTCTCTACAAAAACTCAGAG